TTTAGTGAAGCTAACCCAGCCACCATAGATAAAGGCATCTGCCATTATCGGATCGTAGTTCTTACGAATTTGCTCTACATATCCTTTAGGAAGGAACTTGTTGCTGTCCGTTCCTGCTTTTATGTAGTGATAGCCCTCACCGATATTCTCGCCGTAACCCCATTTCTCAAAACAGAATCCGCCGGTTCCTTGGTCTGTCGTGCTGGCAACCGCTAATGTATTGCCGCATGCATGAACTGTTTTTTCACGGACGCGCTCTGTAATTTTTCGCCATGCATGTTCTGCATCGTCTTTTTTGAGTGTGTCTAATTCATCTACGCCACCATGAGCAATTTCATACGAAACAATCGCATCAGGGTCGTGATAGGTGTCGAGGTAATAAATACCGTTATTTAATGCCGGTATGGTTATCGTTAAATCTGATTTGTTTAACGTGTACTCATAACCTAACTGCTTGAGGTAAGCCTGAACACCACTTAAACCTCTACGCTTTGCCAGTTTGTATGATGGAAAGTAATGCCCGACACTAATGCCAGGGTCTTGCTCCATCAATGTAACAAGTCGCTTTATTAACCCCTCAGATTTCCCTGAACCAAAACCACCGAACATGGCTGGATGTGGGTGCATTGAGTTAATCAGTAGCTCTTGAGGCCGTGTTATCTCTATTCGGTCACTCAACGACATGGAAAACTCGCGTGATCGTTTTCTCGCCGTTGTTTTGCGTGTTCTGTTGCACTTGCGTTGGTTTGGCGTGACGGTCATTTAACTTAGTCATGACGCTAAGCCTGTCGACACCTTCAACCACTGCTTTAAAGTCTGAACCTGAGTCAGATACAGTTAATAATTCTTTTGCCTTTCCTATTGCTTGTGAGGTAAATCCTTCAATGTCTCTGAGCAACTGGATTTTAAACTGAACAGAGTGTTCAACTGCGTTCAGTTCTTCGGGCGTTAATTCTGCACTCTCTTGAATTACTTCAACTTTTTTCTGAACAAGGCGTTCAGTTTTCTTTTCAACGCCTTTGGTTGCAGTGTTAACGGTTCCTAATGAAATTCTGTATTTTTTGGCTAACTCTCTCTGGCTATATGAACCTGTATGAAAGTCAGCTAACAAGGCCGCCTTATCATACTTGCTTGCCATCTGTATAGCCCCTCACTGAGTTTGGTCACTGACCTTTTTAGGCTGGTTTATAAATTAAATTCTTGCTCTGTTTTCCGGGGCTTTTTATGCCCCGCCTTACAGGTATCAAACATCAGATCGAATACTTGGTCTGGGTTAAGCTCTGCTGGTATTTTGTGGTAGACCAGATAGGCTATTCCCAGGAGGTTGTGATAACCCTCATCATCTTTGTATATTTTCTGAGTTGTGGCTTTGAAGGCTTCCCAGTCATCGCCGCTTTGTCGAACTTCCTGTACTCGGCTTGCGACACCCGCCTGATAAATGCATTGATCTTGAATTTGCTGCTGGCTTAATGCCACCGCGAAAAGTAATTCGATCATGCTGCCCTCCTTTGAGGGTTATGTATTAGAGCCTGTCGTCTATTTCATTCGGATATGGATGGTTGTTTGCTTTGTTACGAGCCATTTCTGCTTCAATACGCATCTGTTCAAGCTTTAATGTTTTGCTTTTGAAGTACCACGTCATAAGTGACTGCGTTAAGAAGCCTGCTGCAGCAAAGAAGATACCCGCCAGGATAGCTACGACTGTCCACTCTTCCGGACTAAGCCAGCCCAAGAACAGTAACCCGGCACTTGCCCCGTAGTTTGTCTTTGCGCCTACGGTGGCGGCTGTCTCAGCCAAGTGATGGGTTATGCCAGTCATTAGTTAATCCTGAATCTCCGAACGTTGGGCAATAAAAAACCCCGACACATTTCTGTATTGGGGTTTGGTTTGTATCTATTTGTGGGTAATTGAGTGAGTAAAAGGCTTCCCACGCCTACCAAGCCACTTATATACAGTCAAACGCACGGGCTAGTCTCATTAGCGCCTTTTAAGGGTTACTGGTAGGTTAGCGCTTTATATTTTTGCAGGGAGCAAGCGCCGGTTGGTAACTCTCCTGCAATACTGCTTACATTACAGTACCAACTGTCTCGCCAAAGAAACGACTGGATTAACCTGTCTTCTCAATTGGTACTGTGATGTAATCTTTTTTCCGGTTACTTAACCGAAGTATGGCTTATTAAACCATGTTTATTCCTGCCTATAGTGCCTTTTTCTGTGCTGTTTTTGGGGTTTTATTGGGGTTAGTTAAGTAAATAGTAAACTCGGTGACGTAAAGTGCTTAATTTACGGTAATACTCCGACCTGCTTATATCGTGAACCTGCTCTATGTACGCCAGCCATAGTTCATTTTTTGGCTTTTCAGTGATAACTGTTTCACCATCACCAAGAACCAGTCGATTTGGACGATGGCCTACACGGTTATGCTTAAAGCCACTATCTCTGAGTTTATTCATCCAGGCGCTTTGTCCAATATAGTGCAGCATGGTCAACTTCATTCTTGTTGGCTTCTGCTGTGGATTTCTGCCTCGCTCAGGTTTAAGCCAATGGCCTTTACGCCTCACTCCACTCTTCCACCAGTTACGCTCTATGTAATGCAGTTTCCCAACCTTGTGCATCATTTCCTCGTCTTTTGACAGCGATATCATATAACCCATTACAAGCTCTTCTTCACCGCTTATTGGTTCCTGGTATCCGCTATAACCAATCACCATCTTTTGCTCCGGGCTTATGTGGTTATATCCTAAATCGTCACCGTCATGTAATACGTTTCTAGCCCATTCTTCTAGCGCTCTGTCTGCTACCGCCGTAATTGTTCGCTCTGAGATCCGATTTGTAGTTTTCGATGGCATATTCAATATCCTTTAGCAGTAACAGGTAAGGCGGTAGCGTTTTTGATGTAACTCGCTTTATGTGCAGTTCTTTAATGTGGGATGATTCTGGTGTGTCTCGCACAATCCGAATACCTTCACCTTGGAAGTAAAGTTGATGAGCGCCATGCCTCTTAACCTTACTCTCTAAGGTCTGATAATCCCGTGGCGTGAATAGGTCCATCACTTTTATATCAATCAATACCTCAGCCATTTGACACCCCTTTATGGATATCCATCTTCTCCTGATGCAGCTGCATTTCCTCACCAACCGATCCAGCTTCTTCGTAATGCCTATCTGTTTTAGTGCTGTTGCTGGTTAAGATGCAGATGGGCTTGCCGAATATGCGATCCCATTCTGATTGCACCACTTCGTCATCGGCTTGCTGTGGTCTTCTGGTTGAGCCTTTGCCTGTCATCGTGAAAGCTCCTGTCTCAATCTGCGTCTACGGCCTTTTTGTGATAACCGGTTAAATGTTGGAGGTTTTGAGTATTTGTTATGGACTGGCATACGCTTCATCCAAGACAAATCCATTTCGGCCAGTGATAACCCGATTTGTAATGCGTAGATATTTTTCATCTAAAATGCCTCCCTAAATGTTCTTCGTTAGAATCACAAAGCTCG